GGCGTCAACAATGAAGCCCAAAGCGAGATCATGTTTAATCTCGTCTTGTACGTTTGACTCAAGAAGTGTCCTCGCTGCTTGCGGGACAGTCCTCTCCAGTCCCTGAGAAATAAATTCTCCAACTGGTAGCTCCATATGACGTATTGCGAGTGCACGCTTGATGGTTTCTTCAGCACCTTCTTTCAATACTCCTTTAGTAGGTTGGACGGGTGTCCATGTTCTTTTTCTATTCTTTAATTTTTCGTAGGGGTTCATTGTTCGCAGTCACATTTGATTTTGTTATCATTAATAATACCATCTAAGTAACTGTCGATATCAGTGTCCGCTAATGCTGCGTAAGCATCAGACTTATCCTGAACGTCTCCCATTACCTGAAGGCTGTAGTACAAAGAGGATTGAGGGCTTG